AAAACTTTGGAGTGCAGCTGGCCAAGTTGCTACTGGAATTGCAGAAAGTGGCCGAGCGGCTTTAAAAGATGCAAGTTTTGTACAAAGAAAAAAAACACCAATTAAAACTATAGCGTTATATATGCCAGATACTGTTGCATTTCCTTATACTCCAAGTTATGGAGCAACCAGTTTAAAAGATGTAGCTCTGGCAGCATCTAGTGCCGTACCTGGTTTAGGAAAACTATCTCAAACTGTAGGATCTATTGTAAACTCACCAGTAACAAAATTATTATTGAATACTGGTGGTTTGGCTATAAATCCAAGAGAACAAGTTTTATTTGATGGCATAACATTTAGAGACTATCAATTAGCATTTACATTTACACCAACTTCAAGAGAAGAAGCTATAGAAGTCAGAAATATAGTAAAAGAATTTAGAAGTGCAGCTGCACCAACGATTCGTAGTGGAGTGGCTGGAATGTTATATGACATACCTAATACTTTTGAAGTAGATTTTTTATTTAATGGTGTAAGAAATAAACACATTACAAAAGTTGCAGAAAGTGTTATAACATCTATTGATGTTAATTATGCACCTAATGGATGGTCTGCTCATAGTGATGGAGCTCCGGTTCAAACAACATTGACTATGAATTTTAAAGAAATAGAACTCATAGATAAAAACATGATTAATCAAGGATATTAAAATGGGTTCATTAAGATATTTTGATACTCTTCCAACAGTTGTTTATACAAAGAATGGTAATTCCATACTTTATACCAATTTATTAGCAAGAGCAAGTGTTAGACCTGCAATATTACAAAATTCATCAATCTACTATGAATATGATATACAAGAATCGGATACACCAGAAATTATTGCAGCCAAATATTATGATGATCCTTTTAGGTTTTGGATGGTTTTATTGCCAAACAATATATTAGATGCACAATGGGGTTGGCCTTTAGAGTCTATTGTTTTTAAAAATTACATGGAATCAAAATATCCTAATGTTAATACACAAAATCTTTTAAATCATTATGAAAAAGTAATAACTCAAACAGAATTAACAACAAATAGAAAAGTTACTTTTTCTGTGCGGGTTGATCAAGAAACATGGGATTCTACCGTAGAATCAAAATCGATTGTTACAACAGCAACAGGCCAAGTAGAAATTGTAATAACAAAAAGATCCGTTTCTGTATATGATTATGAGTATAATTTAAATGAAAAAAAGAGAAAAATAAAATTAATCAATGCTGCATATGCAGACCAGTTGGAAAAAGAACTTTTGGAATTGATGGCATAATATGGCTATTGGTTCAGGATTAGCTTTTGCACAAGATTTTTCTCTTGAAAAATTAAATTTAATTACTGGAAATAATGTACAAATAGACATTAAACAGTTAATGTATGAGTTTTCATATTATGAAGATTTGTATGGTTTTGTGACTTCTGGTTTTGTTACAATTTCAGATGCTTTAGGTCTTATACAAAAGTTACAACTAAGTGGTAATGAAATTATAGAGGTGCAATTTGATAAGAGTTTAGGTTCTGGTGGTAACTCTGGAGTAAAGAAAAAATTTAGAGTATACAAGATTGGACCAAGAACACCTTCAGGCAATATGATGGTGGAATTCTATACTTTATATTTTTGTTCAGAAGAATTGTTATTGTCTGAACAGTCAAAGGTTGTGAGAGTATTTAAAGACAAACCAATATCTGAAATGGTTGCAACAATTCTAAATTTAGAGTTAAGAATACCAACATCAAAACTAAACATATTACCTACAAGTGGTTTGTATGATTTTGTAATACCAAGAGCAAAACCTATCGAAGCAATCAGTTGGTTATCAAACTATGCTCGACCACTATACAATGGTGGCGAAACTGCTGATATGATATTTTTTGAGAATAAAAATGGCTTTCAATTCGATTCGTTATCACGTATGATGGGACAAAAATCATACGCAAAATACAAATATCAAGCTTTAAATTTACCAGATCAATATCAAAATTTTCAATCTGACATGATAAGTGTATTAAATTTTGAAGTTATTAAAACACATGATATGTTAGAAGATATTGATTCTGGAACTTTTTCAAATCGATTAATTTCAATAGATCCTTTAACAAGAAACTTTAATGTAACTGATTACAATTACAATCAAAATTATAAAAAACGTTTAAATCCTGGTGATGCAGTAAATTTTAAAAGAAATAAAAAAGGCGCAACTCAGACACAATCACCTGAAGGTAAACTTAAATTAGTAGTTACAAATAAAGATCAAAATAATGTACCATTTATAAATGGATCAAAAGAAACTCTTGGTGAAGATATAAGAATAGAAAAATTTGTGCCACATAGAACCGCAGAGTTGGCTATGGCAAATTATAATGTTTTAAAAATGACAATACCAGGAGATCCAAATATTACTCCAGGTCAAGTAATTGAATTTAATTTATATTCTTTATCAACAGGAACTAATAAAGAACTTGATAAATTTTTCTCTGGAAGATATTTGGTAAATGCCGTGCGGCACGTTATTGTTGCACCATCAGTATATCAAACAGTTTTAGAGGTTGCTAAAGACAGTTCTATACAAGACCATGCAGATATCGATCAAGATACTGCACAAAATAGGTCTTTATCTGGCATAACAGATTTTTACAATGACATTTCAAATTTACGAACTGGCTTTGGTGATGCAGATATTCAAGGTGGAGAAAACTTTTATGGTGAAGCCATAAATGTCAATGTTGTTAACAATAATGTTAACGCAGATGCAGATATACAAGGCAATGAAGATTTTTACGGAAACAATACTTATGGTGAATCGATTTAATGGAAAATTTTTTAGGTAAAGATGGTTTTCGTTGGTGGGTTGGTGTTGTGGAGACTAGAGTTGATCCATTGGGCCTCGCTCGCTGTCAAGTTAGAATATTTGGTTGGCATGATAACAATCAACAAAAATTACCAACCAAAGATTTGCCTTGGGCAGCTGCTATGCATCCAATAAATAACGCTGATACCTTTAGTACACCTAGAATTGGTGATTGGGTTGTGGGGTTTTTCATGGATGGTGATGCAGCACAGTTTCCTGTCATGATGGGTGTTCTGCCTGGCATAAAAAGAGGTGCATCTTCTAGACCAGGATCTGGCACATCGAGTTCACAATCGTTTGACTTGACACCATCATCTGTTGGTGGCACACAATCATCAACTGATGCAGATGTACAAGGTGAAGAAAACTTTTACGGTGAATCAATTTATGTTAATCAATCAAACGCTGAGAGGGACGCATAATGGCAAGTGATGCAAAATTAGCTCCAACAAATGCATCTGGTATAGAAACCAATGCACCTAGACCAAATTATACATACGATTCTCAAGTAGTTGGAATACCAACAATACCATCACCAGCCGTAGGTCGTGTTGCAAATAGTAGTACATCTGCAACAAATGCATCTAGAGCACATTCTTGTGACTTTTCTTTGGAGTTAAAGAAAAACATAGGTGTTAAAAAGTTTCTAAAAGCAATCGCTCAAGCTGTTCGAACTGGTATTAGAGCAATTCAAAGATTTTTGGGTTTAGGAGATCCTTCTGGTGTACCATCAGCATTGATTAATAAACTTAAACAAATAGCGCAAGAAATAAAGACAATATATAAAGAATACATTAAACCAATTTTAGATTTTCAAAAATATGTTCTTGCTGTTATCATTAGATTAAAAGCCATTTTACAATGGATTCTTAGTTTACCAGCTAGAGTATTATCGTGGTTTAAAGGTTGTATTGGCCAAATATTAAAAGCAATAGGATCATTATTTGCTGATGTTTGGTCGGAAGTTTTAGCAGAAGAAGCAGCAGCTGCCGGTGATGCTACCGGAGCTTTTGATCAATTTGGTGTAGGAGATCCACCTGGAAGTTATAAAGATTTAATCGGCGCCGCAGGAGAAGTTTTTACAGCAGCTCAACAAGTTTTGGTTGGTGCTCAACAAGTTGTTACAAATACGGTTGCAATTGCAGGTGCTGCAACAACAGGTTTAACTTCACCAACAAGTGCAGCTGATCTTAGAGCTTCTGATCAAATATTGAAGAAAGTTGGATCAACTATACCAACTCCTGCACAAATAGAACAAAATATAATTCAAAATTTTTCACCAAGTGACAGTAAAGGTCCTGCATAATGGCTGATGATGTGCAAAATCCCAAAGAACCTAGGGATACTAGTTTATGGCAAGAACCAGAATCTCAATCACCAGAGTTTCCTGCATTATACCCATATAATCGTGTAACACAAACGGAATCTGGTCATAAGTTTGAAATGGATGATACGCCATCCAGAGAACGTATTCGCCTGCAGCACGGCAAATCAAAAAACTTTATTGAGATGCATACTAACGGTGACCAGGTGTATAAAGTCTTTGGTGACAATTATCAGATTATTGCAGGCAAAAATAACGTAGAAATCAAAGGTTTTTGCAATATTACCATACATGGCGATGCAAATATGCACGTAAAAGGTGATATGTCAACTAGGGTTGACGGTGACTATAACATGATTGTTCAAGGTGATTATAATCTCAGAGCAAAAGGTGAAATGGAATTTCTTGGTGACATGGATATTGCACTCAAAGCAAATGAAAACTTTGGCGGTGCAGTAAGATTATCTGGTGCTTTTTCGCTTGATGTAAACTCTGATATGTATGTAAATGGTTCAATTGTATGTGATTCATTGACAGCAGAAAGTCGTATCAATGCAAACATGGGTGTGTATGCAGGACCATATGGTTTCTGTTCTTCAACTGGTGGTTTGTCACTCGGTTGGCCAACACCAGCAACACCTGTAGCCGTTCCAGGTTGTATTCATGTTATTGGTAGTATTTTTGCACCAATAGGTAGTGTGGTTGCACCATTAGGACTATTTTCTGTTATGCAGGCAATTTGGATGACTGATGTGATAAACGTATCTATGTATAATTCTCATGTACACACGGGCAATCTTGGTGCACCAACACCATTAATTGGCCCACCAATGGTTTAAGAGGTTAATAATGGCAAAAATTGAAAATGCAGAAGGATTTTATGATACATTGGGTTACAACTTTGATGATCCAAATGGTGCAGTAGAAGAATATCCACAAAATACTTTAAATATGTTGGACAAAATGCCTCCATTTATGGATTCTTGGATGGCACAGGATGTTACAAACAATACTGTTGGAGGTTATTTTAAAAATCCTTGTTCAACCAATACATCAACAATTATAAACACAGCAAATAATATTTACTATTGGGCCAATGGTTGTTCTGGATTAGAAACTGTAGCCAATGTGTCTTATGCTTTGTTGCAGACATCAACAAACTTTTTGGCACATACAAATAGAATTTCTGGTGTAACTGCATGGGATCCAAATGATACGGTAAATCCTTATTATAGACCTGCAGTTAATTATTCAAAACAACTTGTATACATTTCAAATCAAACTGATGACATTACTAATACTTCGGTTATGATGGGTTCTTTTACTAGTGTTTTAGTTGGACCACAGGTTGGTGCTAACGCAGTTTCTTTTGCACCATATTCAAGTACGGTGCAAAATTCTGTATCGGTTAGTACTGATGAATTTGGTTCTACAAGTAAAAGTTCAAACCTTTCATCTTCCATAAAAACCACTCTTAACACATTAATGACAAATATCAATACCTTTTTGTCAACCAGACAAACCCACGATATTACTTATTACACAAATGTTAAAACTACAGTAGACAAAGTACAGAATGTCATTCAATTCAAAGATATAGGTAACTCAGAATCTGCTTTATTGAAGAATTATGTAGGATCTGATAAACTACTTGATAGGATAGGGTAATAAATAACAGATGGCAACCGAAATAATATATTCCGATAT